ATGCGCAGGGCCAGCAGACTGATGAAGGTCTTGCCGATGCCCATGTCGCCGTGCAGCAGCGAGACGTCGCTGGCAGCGAGGCGTGCGGCGGCCACGGTCTGGTAGTGCCGGGGCTGCATTTAGATGACCTCTTGGATCAGGCTCGCGTAGCCCGCCAGGTCGACGGCGCTGTCCAGGTGGTCGGGGGTCTCGACCAGCCTCGACAGCTTCAACCCGGCCATCATCAGCACCACGTCGGCGGCGCTGATGGAGTGCTCCCGACCCAGCTTGGGGCCGAGGATGGACTGCCAGATGGCGGCGGTGCGCTCGAATGACGAGACAGGCGAGCCGTAGCTGGCCTGACGGTCGGCGATGGCAGCGCGGGCGTGGTCGAGGGTGGTGATGGCGCGGTCGAGAGGCATGGTGGCTCCTTAAAATTCCCAGCCGTCTGTGGCGGCGGCAACGCGACGCTCCAGTTGGCGGTAGGTTTTTGCGTCGATGAGGATGACGGTAACGGCGGGGTGGTAGCGGCGCATGCGCTCCAGCTTCAGAATGCTGGCCGGGTCCATCCAACCTTTGACTTCGTGGTATGCGACGGCGCCATCGGCGTCAGTCACCCGAAAATCGGGCAAGTAGCTGCGGGTGCCGCGGCGGACTTCCTCGAACCAGAAGGTCTCAGGCTCGTGCTCCCAGGAAAGGATGGCGCCGATGTCTTTAAGGCTCTGAAGATACCGGGCGTAGTTCGCCTCCCAGCGAGAACGGTAATACTTCCGCACCCCGCCGATCTCGCGCCACGCAGCTTTCCAGGTCTGGTTCGGGCGGGTCGAGATGAGCGTCCCGTTCTTCGCCCGCGTCTTCAGGCTCTTAAGGGTGCCCGCCTCTCGGACCTCGGCGGGCATGTTCCGCATGTTGTCGGCAAACTTGCGTCGGTTTTCCGGGGTGTGCGTCTTCCCCAGCATTCCGCGAGGGTGCTCGTGGCATGCGAGCCACGCCTTGGCCTTCGCCGACAGCGCATCTTTCAGATAGGCCTTCTTGCGCTTACGGTCAGTGAGCCCGAGGTGCTTTGCCTGGCGGCAGATAAAGGCTTTCGTGCGCCCCATCGCCTCCGCAAGCTCTCCGAGTTTACCGGCGTCAGCCGCGGCATTGTACTCGCTGACGAGCCTCGCCTTTTCGGCGTCAGTGAACTCGTTGACAGGGTTTGTGAGCCCCAGCGCCGCGAGCCTAACGTGGACCTGCTGCCCGCTCATGCCGACTTGGCGGGCCACTGCCCACACGCTTTTCAGCTCGGCATAGGCGGCAGCCAGAACATCGTCGGGCACCTTTCGGCGGGATCTGCCGGGCACGGTGATGACGACTTCAGCCATGGAGGAAGTCCTCCGCGGTGGCGATGACGCCCTTCTTCTGGCCGGCGCTGACCAGGGCCATGATGTGCTTGCCGGGGACGGACTTCCGCAGACGCCAGTTGAAGACGACTTGAGGAGCCAGCCCCAGTTCGCGGGCCAGGTCGGTGGGGGTGCCATAAGCGGCGATGATGTCGAGCAGCTTGGTCATGGCACACAGCCTACACACAGGCTGTGTGTGCAGTCAACCCCTCAGGCACACACCTGTCTGTGCGGTTGCGCATACGACACATTTTGTGTATGGTGGAAGGATGGACACCTTGAAAGCCCTCCGCGAGCAAGCGGGTCTCACCCAAGCTGAACTGGCCGCCAAGAGCGGCCTGTCGGAAAGCTACATCCAGAAGCTGGAGACCGGCCGCCGCCCCCTCTCCTTGGATAACGTGGCGAAGCTGTCGAGGGCGCTGTCCTTACCGACCGCGACGGTGATGAAGCTGGCAGGCCCTCTGCAGGGCGGCCTGGCGCAGTTCATCAACGTGCCTCCTGGCGCTGGCGCACTCAGCCTCCTGGGCAGCATCGCCGCGGCGACCGCGCCGAGTTTCGGCCTGGTGCAGGAATGGGAAGACGACGACGGCATCGGCGACCAGATGAAGAAGGACTGGGACCACGTCCAGGCGCAGCTGGTCGGCGAGCCCCCGGTGGACATCGTCGCCATCGCCCGCAGTCTCGGGCTGCGGGTCGTTCGGCATTCGGGCGTCAACTTCTGGGGCGCCATATATAAGGAGGAGGGGCGCTACGTGATCGGCGTGAACGCCCACCACCACCGGGTGCGCCAGCGTTTCTCCGTCGCCCATGAGCTCGCCCACTTCCTCAAGCACCGCGAACTCATAGGAGAGGGCCTGTTCGAGGAGGCGCTATACCGCGGCGTCGTGATCGGCGTCGAGATGGAGCGCGAGGCCAACCGCCTGGCCGGTGACTTCCTGATCCCCAAGGCCATGCTGGAAGCAGCCATGGATGCGGGCACCACCGAACCCGCCCAGTTGGCCGCGCTGTTCGATGTATCTGGCCAGGCCATGGCCATCCAGCTGGGCGTGCCATACGAATAGCCACCCCGACTCCCGCACAGGCCGCCCACACAGGCGGCCCTTTTTTGTGCTTGCAACACACACAATCTGTGTGTAGCGTTGTGTGAGTTGCACAACGGGAGCCACCCCAATGACCACCATCCCTTCTTCCGCCGAAATCCTCGCCGCCGCCATCGCGGCTTCCGGCAAGCCCTCCACCACCCTGATCCAGCACAACGTGAAGACCACCCGCGCTCTGGTTTCCGCCGCCGATGCGGTCGGCATCAGCGCCGAGGTGATCGGGTGCAGCGGCGGCCGGTGGCTGCTCGTCATCAATGACAGCGCCCACGGCATCGCGGGCACCCGCGCCGAACAGCATTCCAAGCTGGCCCACGAAATCCGCGAGCGGATGATCGAAGCGGCCATGTCGGCCTAACGCAATGGGGGCGAAAGCCCCCTAATTTGCCGCCCCCTTGAAGACGGGACACGATTATGAAGACCACAAAGATCAAAATGATTGAGCGCATTTATGGCTTGATGCGCGACGGACTCAGCGCCGATGAGATCGTGCACGAGTTGGCGTCTATCGGCTGGGCCGTGTCGCCGTTGCATCTCGCTGTCGGCGGATGGGTTCCTACTCTTCGCGAAACCGCCCGCGCCGAGGCCTCCCTGACCGCCGTCGCCGCCCAGCCCACCATGATCGCCCAGCCCGTCCAGCAGCAGCAGGGCCGCGCCCCCCGCGTCATGTTCACCATGGAGCAGGTCACCGAGGCCATGTCCGAGGACAGCGGCTTCTGCATCAAGTGCGGCGGCCAGACCGACGACACGGTCGAGCCCGACGCCCGCGGCTATCGCTGCCCGCACTGCGACGCCATGGCCGTCTACGGCGCCGAAGAGCTCCTGATCATGGGCCGGGTGGCGTGATGACCTTCCAGCAGTTCCTCGCGGCTCCCGCCGTATTCCTCTGGGCGAAAGGGCGCCGCTACTGCGGCCCCTACCGCACCCGCCGCACCAAGATGGAGGACTGATATGGGCCTCTCTCAGAACATGATCCAGTGGGTCACCGCCCGCGTGCGCGAGGCCCAGGCCATCCTGGCCAGCCCCCGCTCCACCGAGAGCCAGCGCACCTGGGCCAGGTGGACCCTGTCGACCTGGGAGGTCCGGTAATGTGCTATCGCCTGATCGAGATCGCCTACGTGGCCCTGTGCGTCATCAGCCTGTCCGTGGTGTGGTAGCCATGGCCCTCCCGATGACCGTTCCCGAAGTGGCCAACCGCTGGCGGTGCGGCACCAGCCACGTCTACAATCTGATCGCTGACGGCGCCCTCGCCCACTTCCGGGTGGGCAAGCTGATCCGCATCCCTCTCCAAGCCGTGGAGGCTTACGAATGCTGCGCATCGTCGACTACCGCGGAAAATGGGCTGTCCTCGTCCACCAGCACGGACAGCGTTTCCGCCGATCCCTCGGCCTCGACGCAACCGAGGCAAACTACCCCGCCGCCCAGCGCCAAGCTGCTGATCTCGAAAGGGCGCTCGCTGCCGGTGTTGGTGACATCGTAGGTGATATCGTGACCGCGTACCTCGCCGACACCAAAGCCATCACCAAGACCTACATGGAGTGGATGTGGGGCGTCCTCGCCCCGCACTGCGCCGGGCTCCGCGTCGACCAGATCGACCGGACCTGGTGCCGGGCCTACACCAAGATCCGCGGCAAGGCGCCGGCCACCATCCGCAAAGAGATCGGCCTGCTGTCTGCCGCCTTCACCTGGGCCGGCAAGACCGGCCACGTCATCGAACTGCCCGGCGCCCCGCCGCCGCGGGATCGCCACCTGGACAAGACCGAGTTCTATATGCTGCTGGACGCCGCCGCGTCGCAGCCCCACCTGCAGGTCTTCCTGCACCTGGCCATCGCGACCGGCGCCCGGAAGGAAGCCATCCTGCAGCTTTCCTGGGACCAGGTCCACTGGGACCGCGGCACCCTCTGGATGGGCAGCAAGCCGGGCGGCAAGGCCCGCGCCGTTGTCCCGATGACGGAGAGCCTGCGCAAAGTTCTCAGGGCCACCCAGCAGGCCCAGGAGGCCGCAGGCTTCACATGCCGCCAGGTCGTCCAGTATGCGGGCGAGCCGGTGAAGGACATCAAGAAGGCATTCGCCACCGCCGTGAAGAACGCCGGGCTGAAGGACGTGACGCCGCACGATCTGCGCCATACCGCCGCCGTCTGGATGGCCGAGGCCGGAATCCCCATTAGTGAGATAGCTCAATACCTTGGGCATTCTGACAGCAGGATCACAGAAAGAGTATACAGCAGATACTCTCCAGAGTATCTTAGGCGTGCCGCGTCTGCTCTTGAGGTGTAGGGAATGCCCGGAACGAAATGCTCCATCGAAGGGTGCCATAAAAAGGCAGCGTCCCGTGGGTTATGCCAGACGCACTACATGCGGATTCGTCGCAGGGGGGATGCTTCGATTGTACTCCCGAGCGGTAAGCGCGGCGAGGGTAGGCGACAACACTTCATGTATGGGGCCTGGGCCGCAATGATTAACAGATGCCACAACCAAAATAACTCCTCATACGGCAGGTACGGGGCAAAAGGCGTCTACGTGTGCCAGCGGTGGAGGGACGATTTCCTTAATTTCCTCGCTGATATGGGCGAGCGCCCTGCAGGAATGACACTGGACCGGATCGACCCGACCGGGGGCTACGAGCCGAATAACTGTAGGTGGGCGACCGTACAGCAGCAGCGCAAGAATATAAGCGCGGCAGGAGATCTGCGCATGCGCACCAGAATCTCTGAAGGGGTTAAATCATACTGGCGCAGATGGCGCGAGAGTCGGGGGATCGACCAGGACATGACGTACAAGGCTCGGCGTAAATCCGGGCAGATCTAGGATATGCGCCCTGGTGCAAAAAGTGGTTCAACGAGGTGAACACTGTGGACGAAATGGAAACACCGGCATCAAATGCCGCAACAGATGGGGGATATGGAGTGAGCGACACACGACATCAAGCGGAGATCGTCCTTGGTAAGGGTAAGGTCGATGGTTCGATTCCATTCGGCAGCACCATTTCCTTCAAGGACTTAGCGTCCGACAAGGATATTCCCCCTGGTTCAAATGAACCGGCCATCTCCGATTTCATCGCCCGTGGCGGCTCCATCAAGCGTGGGCCGACCCTCGTTGCCGATGGCGTCCGCTTCTGGTCTCCTTGCTCGCAGCCCGCGCTGAAAGTCGAGCGTCCGCTTCAGGTCATCAGCTACCGCGATGGCGTCGGTCTGCTGTACGCCAACCCCGGCAGGGACCGCTACAATCAGGCCCGCAAGGCCGAGTTCCAGGCGCGAAAGGAACTCGCCCTGAACCTATCCAGCAAGGGCCTGACCGCCCGCCAGATCGCCGAGAAGATGGGCGTGCCACGCCGCACCATTCACGAGTACCTGAAGGGGACGAAGTGATGATGCACGTCTCCATGCCCCGTGGACGCACGCCCACCGGCCTGCTGATCGCCCGTCTGATCCTGGCTGCGCTGTTCGCCACCGCCTTCATCGGCGGCAATGCGTACATCATCGGGAGGCTGCTGAAATGACCTACCCCGAAGCCTTCGCCCGCGCCGTTGACGCGAACGCCGAGACGCGCAGAACCGTCTACGTCATCAAGTACCTGATTGACGACTGCTACACCCCGTCGTGGTCGCCCCGTTATCCGAACGCCGTGCTTGTGGGCGAAGTGAGAAGGATGACGCCGCGATGAGCGACCTGTTCAACGTCTGCCTCACCCCCGCCACGGACTGCCACCTGACGGTGACGTGCTGGAACCATGTCAGCCACCACGAAGACTGCTGCCATGTGCTGTACAGCGTCACCCGTGGATCGCAGGCCGAGTTCGGATGCCCGCGCTTCTCACCATTCCCTCAGACGGAAGATGACGGATGGCAGACTGTGCACGTGAGCCAGGGAGCGCTGACATGATCGCCGCACTGTTCGTTGATGGCGATGGCGCTTATTGCGGCCTGCCTGGCGTTGATCCCTGGGACGTTGTCCGAGACGCCCGCACCTATCGCGGCCCTCACCCTGTCGTTGCTCACCCCCCTTGCCAGCGTTGGGGCCGGTATTGGCATGGCGCACCGTGCAAGCCTCACCAGTACCGCATGGGAGAGGACGGTGGATGCTTCGCCGCCGCCCTGATGGCTGTCAGAAACTACGGTGGCGTCATTGAGCACCCCTCGCACAGTCACGCCTGGAAGCATTTTGGCCTAGCAGCGCCCGGAAGGCGTGGGTGGTCAAAGTCCGACCAATTCGGCGGGTGGACATGCCAGGTTGAGCAAGGGCACTACGGCCACTACGCCCGCAAGGGAACGTGGCTCTACGCCTGCGGTGTCGATCTTCCCGAATTGATCTGGGGGCCGAGCGAACAGAGAATTCACCCTCGCGCCCTGGAGCTTCACGGATACGAGAAGGCCAGGCGCATAGGCTACATGGCGATGATCGGCGGGAAGGATAAGACCCGCATTCGTGACGCCACCCCCCCAGAGTTTCGGGACGTTCTCATTGCGATGGCGCGCACCGCCATCAAGGAGGCCGCATGACCTACGTCCTAGCCTTCATGATGTGTCTGAGCAGCCCCGATGGGGAGTGCAGATGGGTCCATTTCGATCTGCCCGACCTCCGCACCTGTGCCGCCATGAAGCGGCTGGTGATCCAGGAAGCGCGTGACGAGGGTTTCAAGGTGCATGCCGTGTGCGCACCCA